GTGTCGGTGTCAAATTATAAAAGGGGGATAACTATGTTATAATGTAGTTATGAAACAGATTATGAAAAAGTCAAGTGTTGGGGCAATGTAAAGGCGGGTTTACATTGGTGGTAGGTGGGTGATGTAAAGGAGGGTTTACATTTTATTGGGTGCTGATAGCAGGGTGTTTTTTGTGGGAGTATGGGTCGGAGGTGGGTGGGTTGTGTTCGGTTGGTCATACTCGCATAGTATCCCTACTACGTCGCACAATATTTTTGCCCTTAAAATCCTACGCTATAGCGTATCCACTGCTCGCGTTGTTTTCTTAAAATGTTTTTCTTTTTTGTGTTTTCTTTTGTTTTGTTTTCTATTTATATAGATAAAGTTAAAGGGGAAACCCCCTTCGTTACCCCACCCCCATTAGTATAGGAAAGGGTACCTCTATCGTTTATGAAGCCTATCAATTTCCCCCATCATCATTTCCCCCATCATCCTCCCCTAATGTTAAGTCTCCTTTACATTTGACCCCCCCCTCTTTTCCCCTAAAAAAGTCCCTTGATTTTTTTTATTTCAAAATTTAGGTGTATACTATAGGTAGGGGTTATTACTTTATAAACAAGAAAATATAAGTGATAGTAGAATAAAACAATTTACGCTCGCAAGGCATATATACATATATACGAAGAATACCCACTTGACCCCTGTGGGTGTTTTTTGTATCCACTTTTCCTCATACTTATCCACATGTTGACCAAACCACCTTACTACTTATTGGAATTAGGGAAGCTGTTTTGTATAAAATAAGGGTTAAACTATCTAAACCACCTTATATCAAAATACGCTAAAACTTACAAGGTGGTTTCAAACTGTTACTATATATAGCTTAAATCCCTATAACCACCTTGTAAGTCTATATTCTCTCGATAATAGCTCTAATAAAAATTAAAAGAGTCATTAAATGATAAAGTACAGCTTTCTCCCCCCTATTTTGGCACTTACAAGGTGGTTACACCTGTTTAACGTTGGAAAATATAAAAACCACTTTTTCAGCATAAAATGAGTTTGTTGGTATATATAGCTTAAATAGGATTACTAATAAGTTGGTTTAGCTAAAATCCCAGATATTAGCAAGTAGGTTTGACTTATAAACCCACTTAGTGTAAGATAGATACATGCAAAATAACAATAAAGAAGTAAAAAAAGAAGGATGTATGTACCACAAGGAAGATAATTATTGTCTTAATAGTTCATATGGAGGAGGAAGAGGACTTTGTAATACCCACTACACGAAATGTAGTTACCACGTGAAGAGAGGAAATAAGACATGGGAAGACTTTGAGAAAGATGGTATTTGTAAAAAGTCACTTACTCAGAAAGAAAAGAATGAAAGACAAGCCCACCCACACAGGAGCTACCGGATGAAGAATAGAAAATCTAAATACAATTTATAATAAAGGAGTAGAGACTTTGACACAACACCTGATTCACTATAAGATTAAGGTATATGAAAATCGGAAAGAACGGTTCTACTATAAAGCAGATGGCTTATGCTAGAAGACTTATGGGAGGGGATGGACAGTCGAAGAAGCAAATTGCTCTCGATTCCGGTTATTCATCTGCAGTAGCAGGTTCTGTGAAGACGCACATTGAGGATAAGAGAGGGTTTAACAACGCTATGATTAAGTTAGCGAAGGAATCGAACAACCTCGCTCTCGCCGCAATGGAAGAGTTTAAGTCCAGAGGGTTTGAAAACTTCTCTAATAAGGAGTTGACTGGTGCGTTGAACGCTATTGGGAACGCATGGGCTAAATTTCACAATGCTAATGCTCCGAAAGAAGAGAAGCCAACCACTAATAAGTTGAAGTATGTGGTAATGCAGCAGATGGAGAGTCAGGTACGCGACGCTGAAGTGGAGAACAATAACCCTAACGACTTTTAATTATGGATACAGACTTTTGGTTAGGAGCAATAACTATGGCATCGCTATGCTCGTTAATACTTTGGTTGTTGGTTATTATCACTAAATCAATTAGATAATATGGATACACGAGATTTTGTAGACAATAAAGCTCACGACATTGCGACAGTTGAGGCACTTACCGAGAATCCTTCCCTTATTAAGTCGAAGGAGTGGCGGATGAAGAATTTGTATAAAATAATCACGAAGGACGGAAAGAAGGAAACCTTCCAGATGAACAGAGCACAGAAGCATTTTTTTGATACTTATTTGAATATTGAAAAGCCATACCACAGGCATGTGATTCTGAAGAGTCGCCAGCTTGGTTTTACTACGTTTATAGATATTTGTATTCTGGACTCTATTTTGTTTGAGACGAACAAGGAAGGTATTGTTATTGCTCACAAGGTTGAAGATGCTACGCAGATATTCGACAAGAAGATTGAATACGCGATTCGTAACATGGCACCTGACGTGAAAGACGCGTTCTTTAGGATTAACCAGAAGTCAGCGAGAAAGATTCAGATTGTACTTGATTATGGTCCAGAGAAAGGTTCCACATCATCTATTGCAGTATCGACATCCGGGAGGTCTGGTACGTATCACTATGTGCATATCTCTGAGTTTGCAAAGCTCTGTGCACAGTACCCGAAGAGAGCTGAAGAGGTGGAACGAGGGACATTCCCTACGGTCCCATTTGATGGGTATATTTTTATTGAGAGTACAGCGGAAGGAATGGCGGGGAGGTTCTATGAGATTTTTCAGCAGAATTGGCTGACGCGAGATAAGATAACACCACAACTGTCGCAGGTGCAGTTCCTGCCACACTTCTATAACTGGCAGTACGATGATATGGAAATGAAGAAGATTTACGACCCTGTACCAGTGAAGGATATGGATATATGTGAGATTGACTGGGCGAGTTATCAAGTAGAGCACGACCTGACTGACATTGAGATAACATATTACTACATGAAGTGGTTGCAGTTCGGAGGGAAGAACTCTCCTGATGCGATTAAATCTCTTATGCAGGAGTACCCAACTACCCAGGAAGAAGCGTTCCTTTCAACAGGGCAGACGTATTTTGCTACCGCGAAAGTAGCGAAGCTTCTTGAAACAGCAGAGAAAGGGGAGAAAGGAGAGCTTGGGTTTAATGGAGATATGGAAGTTATCTTTAATAGTTTCACCGCGGGGAGCTTGGAGATATACAACCAACCAGAACCAGGGACTAAGTATGTGATAGGAGGGGATACCGCAGAAGGATTGGCTCACGGGGATTCGCAAGTGCTGTATGTGATTAACGAGAAGACACAGAAGTGCGATGCACTGTACACATCTAAAGTTGCACCTGACGAACTGGCGGATGAGGCATATAAACTTGGAAAGTATTACAACTGGGCTCTGCTTGCTATTGAGTCTAACAAAGATGGACTGTGGGTTAATGACTCTCTTGAGAAGAAGGGGTATATTAACCTGTACTACAGGAAGTCATTTGATGATATTACACACAAGATGACCAAATTCTTCGGTTGGAAGACGACTTCTGCTACGCGACCATTTGCATTAGCAGCGTTGAAAGCGATATTCTTCCAGTTGGACTCAGGATTCCCTGCAGAGATACTCAATGAGATGTTTACATTCATTCGTAACATGAAAGGAAAGCCAGAAGCTATGGATAAGAAGCATGACGATTGTTTCGTAAAAAATACAATGATTGTTACTAACAAAGGTAATATTCCAATTCAGGATATAAAAGTAGGAGATATGGTCATGACAAGAAAAGGATACCATCCAGTCGAAATGACAAGGTGTAGTGAAAAAGAAGTTGTAAAAAATCTAGGACTAAAAGGAACACCTAATCACCCAGTAATATTATCTAATGGAAAACAAAAAGAGTTGTCTAAGGTAAACCATCATGATACACTACATGTATGGAATCAATCAAAACAAAAGATACAGAAACTATCATATATAAAGGCAAAAGATATAATAGAAAACCCAATTCTAAAAGAAAACAGCATAGGGATTACTTCTGGAGACATGATAAATGGAAAGAATCACCTGTTTCACTACATAGACAACTTTGGATTGATGTTAATGGGGAAATTCCAGAAAAACATTCGATACATCACCTCGATGGGAATCATCTCAACAATAAAATTGAAAATCTACAATGTCTTTCATCCAGTGAACACGCAAGATTGCACATTGAAGAAAGAAGAAAAGAAAAAGAAGGAGTGTGTGAATACAAAAACTGTAAAAAGACATTTAAGTATTTTTCAATCAGGAAAGCAAAATATTGTAGATACTTGTGTTACTCCAGAAATAGATACAGTATACAACCTTCAAATAAATAATTGCCACGAATACTTCGCAAATGGGATACTTGTTCACAATTGCATCATGGCTGCGAGTATTGGATATGCTGTGCTTCAGGAACAAGGTAACTACGACAACCAAAACGAACCAGAGGCAAAAAGGTCATTAGCTAGTATAATGTTCGCTGAAAACAGCCCAACCTAATCTAAAAAGGGCAAAAAAAGGCTTAACCTAGTTTTATACATTGCTTTTTTAGATTAATAGTACATAATTAGTGTACTAATATATAATTTTTCATAAAATCACCATGGCTGAAGACTTAAAAGACGATGTAGAGAACTTAGCGGCTCCAAAAAAAGGTAAAGATAAGAAAGATGACGACAAAGAGGTGGTAAAATTCGTGGATGCGAAGAAAAAGCAAATGAAGGACAGTCAATATCGTAAACGATTTGACGAACTTTCTAGTGAAATAAAAGCCAACCTTATGTCTACGCAAGTTTCGTATGGTCAAAAGCTATATGAGAAGTCAGGGTGGGGGTCTATGGTGGTGTACAATAAAATGGCTAATGGTGCATACGATATTAACGTATACCCAGAGAAAATGGGACAAAGGGACCAAAATAACTCAGGAGTACCAGTATCACAGGAACCTATCGCGTTTTCTAAGATTATGATTGCTACCTCTGTACTCGCGGGTAAGCTTCCAGATGCTCAAGTGATTGCTGATGACAAAGTATATGCAAAAGCTATGTACGAACTGTGGAAAAGAAACTGGGCTATGACAGGAGCGAACGGAGGGAATACTTTAATGCTCACTTACCAGAATCTGTTTACATATGGATGGTCAGCTTGGAGAGTGTATCCACGTAGAGTACAAGTTAAGAGAAAAGGAGTGGATAAAATTCTTTTTGATGATATCTACCGAGAGCCACTTGACTGTGATAGAACATGGTTAGGAATAGGGTTTAATAATGGAGACCTTTGGTCACAGACCGAGGTGTACTACGAAAAAGATTTGACTAAGGATATTTTTTACGAAATGTACCCTGAAGCGAAAGACCCTAAGAACAGACAGAAGCTAGAATACTGTTCACTATCTGAAGAAGCTAAAGACGAAAACCAAGAGAAGTCTAAGAACAGTGTTACAATCGGATACTACGAGAATGTTCTGACTAACCGATACATTGTAAAGTGTGGAAGTATGGTTATATACAACGGTGAGCTACCTAACGATGGTTCACACGGGTCTGTTATTGTTGCTAATTGTTTCCAGAAAGACATGAACGACCCTTACGGAGTTGGTCTTTACGAAATGATGAGAGGGAATACAGCGATGTTTACTTATATCAACTCTCTAAACGCACAGCAAGTAGAAGCAGAAATATCTCCACTTATCTTTGGTACACAAGTTCAAAATGGAACTAATACATATAAGAGAGGTCCAAACATTGTTAACCCTAAGAACCCAGGGACTGATATTGACGTAGTAAAGACATCAGGGAATGTTCAACAAGGAGTTATCTTTGCAGACAAACAGAAACAAGCAATTGAAGAGAACACTGGAGTTAACAACATTGTTGCAGGTACACAATCTGAAACAACACTAGGGTCTACTGTTATCCTAAAGGAAGCAGCGTATAACCGACTCACCCCTCCAAAGAACTCTGTTGTTCGAGGACTTGAACTTGATGCTCACATTGCTAATACATGGATGACTCAAATCTACCCTGTGGATAAAATCTTTATGATTGATAGTGATGACCAACTTGCAGAGTTCCAAAAACAGAATCCTGACTACTTCGTAGAAGCTCAAGAAGTTCTTGATGATAATGGAATCCCAGTAGGAATGGTTGCTGCCGCTTCTCAAAATCTAAGACTTAACTTTGATTTTACAGCGGAGGGAGAAGTTATGGACAATGTTCCAACAAGACAAATTTCAGCGAAGGGACTATTTGATGAGATGAAAGGGACAGGGCACCAGTCTGATTATATTCAATTTATTATCGACCCGGACTCTATGCTCCTCCCATCACTAGAGATTCAGAAGCAAACATATATGGCTCTATTCCCAGTTATCACAAACCAAATCACTCTGATTTACTCAATGAGAAACCAAGACCCAGAAGCTGCAGCATCTCAACTTATGGCACTTGAGAAATTACTTGATATTCAAAACGGAGATATCTTCGACTATATCTCTAAAGCTGATTACGATGCTATTCTTAATATGCAACCATCAGACAAGCAGAAGCAAATGCAACAAGAACAAATGGAACAAGAGGCGAGAAATACAGCGATGCAAAATATGGCAGGAGGAAGTGGAGGTGGAGGTGGAGGAGAAGGAGGTATGCCTATGGGACAGCAAATGGCTGGGGATGGTATGGACCCAACCCAACCTCAGAACGCTAATGAAGTACCAAGACCACAATCACCTATGGGGTCAGCTATGGATGCCAGCATAGGTCGAGCAGCTAATCAAGGGTAATAAAATATAGATATGGAAAACGAAATGAACAATGCGAACATGAAACAGAAGAAGATTGCATTAGCAACGAGCGAACATGCACCAATAATCATTGAACTGATGAAAGATTGCATGGAACATAAACCAATAGTGGCAAAGACCGAGTGGGACACCATTGTCAATGCCATAACCCTTGAAACACAAGGGACTATGTTGAGGACGATGGTGGACCGCTTAGAAGGAATTAGAAAAGGTAAATTACATCAAGAATAATGTCAAAAAAACCAACGGAGCTAAAAAAAGATAATTACACTATTCAAGTGAACTACTCTAAAAAAGCTATTGACGAAAAACTTATGAGGTTTATTTCTAAGAGCGGGGACAAGTTCGTTATCAGTGCGGAAGAAATGATATCAATACTTGTAGGACAAGTTAATACAGATACATTAGAAGCAACTTTCGTAGAATCTGGTAAGATTAATGTAGTGGAGGTAGGAAGACAACTAGAATGTGTTCTCGAAGAGGATATGAAGAAGGGTCAAAAGATAAGACTCAACTACACACACCCATATCCTATCGAGTTCGCATTAATAGAAGAAGCCTACAAGATAGCAAAGATTGATGAAAGTGTTCCTAGGATTCCACTTACTAGAGAATACATAAACGAAGTTAAAGCTAAACTCAAACCAGAAATGGAGGAGTATATTGATAACTTCTACAAGTCGTACAAAAATATTAAAACTAACTAACCATCGTCACCACCCACGATACGGGTCGGATAAAATTATGGAAGATATAAAAAAAGAGGTAGTTGATTCAAAAGAAGATGTAAAAAAGGAGAAAGTTAAGACAGAATCAGCAGACCTAAAGAACACAGCAGGTAAGCCAGTAGAAGATAAAGAATACTTCTTCGGAGGATTTGCTCCCACAGGATTCAAAAACACCTGTGGAAAACCAGTAGACAGAGAGGACTTAGTTGAAGTATTTGATAAAGTTTTCAAACCTGAAGACAATATTCTATTTTATAAACAACAAGACAAAGAGGTGTATATTGTAATCATCCCGATTAAATACTCTACTGACATTGGAGAGCATAACAACTCTATAGATGGTGATTTCCAGAAACACGCGATATCATTTCTAAACGAAGGGTCAGTAAACGCTGATACCCTAAAAGCAAAACTAATGAGGATTAATAAGTTCGTAAACTACATAGACCGGAAATAAGTTGTAGAAAACGAACATTGACATTGTATGTAATCAGATATACAATTTAACTAACCATCGTCACCACCCACGATACGGGTAGGATAAAATTATGGAACCTGAAAAAACAGATGAAAAAGTGATAAATACTGAAGAGATTGACGAAACAGAACTTGATAAAGAACTGGAAGAGTCATTAGCTGCAGTAAAAGCTGGAAAAGAACTCTCTTCTAAGAAAGAAGAAGTCAAGGATGAAGTTGATACAGAAGAACCTGAAGAGAAATCTGAAGAAGAACCTGAAGAAACTGAAGTCCAGGAGGACCCCAGCACCCCTCCGACTGATGAAGGTAAACCTAAAGAGTACGATTATCGTATTCCAAACAAAGGTAAGTTTGAATCGGATGAATCTTACGAGAAACGAATCGAACTTATGGACTTAGTAAAAAAGCGAAAGCTAGCTAAGACTGACGACCAACATCAACAGTTATCAGATGAAATCAAACGCACTAAGAGTCAATTAAAGACACTAAGTGGTTCTGATAATATTATCAATCCACTCAATGAAAAGAGTGGTGTAGAAACCGAACCTGAAGAAGAAGACGAGACTATAAAAGCTGACAGGGACAGACTAAAAGCACTGGGTGGAGCTACCACTGAAGAAGTGAGACAAATTCTTCAGGAAGAACGCCAGCAAGCTGATGTCAAAAACACCCTAGATAACTTCGTAAATAGACACGAACAACTTAAAGATGATGATGCTCGAGAAGTATTCTTTGATTACGTTGATTCTCACTTCTCTTGGCAAAACAAGAGTGGAAAGGAGTTGATGACAGTTTTAGAACTTGCGAGAGAAAGCATGTTTAAGCCATCAGAGTCTATTCAAGAAAGAGTATTAAAAGGTGCGGATGTCCAAAACAAAGTAAACGCTATGCAATTCCCAGGAGGGAGCATTGCAAAATCGAGTTACTCTCCAGAGATGAAACAATCTATAACAGAAATGATGTCAACTGGAATGTCAGAAGAAAAAGCCCTCGAACTCCTATCGGATGATTAGGCAACTACGCAAATCTAAACGTAAATAAATTATGGCAACAGTAAAACAAGCAGTCGTAAAAAATACGCGTCAACTAGCAGAAGCTAACAAAGCATCTGGTACAGTAACTACACTTGGAGAAGTTCTTATGCTTACAGCAGGACTTGCAGTTCCAGGAACAAGTTCTACAACCAGAGCAACTTTGTTAGGTGTTTGTAATCAAACGATTGCAGCAGCAGATGCTTTAACTCGGGTTTCTTACATTGCACCATCAGATGAAGATACATTTATCTTCACAACAACTAACAACAGTGCTTCTGCTCACAACGGACAAGCAATGATTCTTGGAGCGAACTCAACAACTGTGAACAACACAGGTACGACTTCTGCAGTAGGTATCATTCAGCAAGTAGAGCCATTTGGTGCTGCTGCTGACAAACTCATTATTGGAAAATTCCTGACTTTATAATAAGTTAAGAAGTTAATTAAAGAAATATTATGAATGGAACAATAAATGACTACGCAGTAATCGTGAACAATGTTGTAAAAAACATTGCTCCAAAAGTACAATCAACTGTTCGAGCGGAATACCTCGACTTTATGACGAAAGTAGACAACAACGAACGAATTTACTCTGACGTTGGTGTAACAGGACTAGGAATGGCTGAAATCATTCCAGACGGAGGAATTGGAGCATCTGATGCACCAATCCAAGGTTACTCAAAGAACTATGTTCAAATGCACTTCACTAAGAAAGTACGTCTGACATTCCAATCTAACTTCTTCCTATTTGACGGAGCTGCGGCGAAAATCAAAGGAACAGTTAAAGCGAAAGTTCTTGAAGGAAAAGATGCTATCGAACACGCTAAGAACTACCTTGCACAATCACTTTTGGCACAAGGTTTCGATACTTCATTTACATGGACTCCTATTAACAACGTAGGTACTCCTCAATCAATCGCTACAGTTGGAGCGGATGCTGTGGAATACTGGTCACAAGCTCACCCTCGTGAAGATGGTGGAGCAGCATGGTCAAACGTAATCGTTGATGGAGCTACAAATTCACCTGTATTCAGTTACTCTGCACTATTGGCAGCTCGGCAACTTCACTCTGTTAAAAAAGATGGAAGAGGGCTACCACTTATGTCAGAACTAGATACACTAGTATGTCGAAGAGGGTCAGTAACTGCTCAAACAGCGAAAACTATCAAAGCTACTATTGAAAAAGGACTTGCACCTACACAAACTAACATCTTCAACAACGCACCAGCTACTGACGCGTTCAAAGTTGTAGAACTGTCTCCATACCAAGGACTTGCTATGGATGGGTTACAGTGGGGAATGTTCGATTCTAAAATGAAAACAGCGGACTATGGATTCCTTTACATTGAAGCGTTAGCAACACGGGCAGAGCCTGCTGTAGTAGACCTTCTTGGAAACCAAGACCTAGTTATGAACTTTAACTCACTTGCAGTTATGGGAGCATCTGACCTTCGAGGATGGATGTGGAGTGACGGAGATGGAAGTACCGTGTAATTAGTCTTTCCATTCTATCTCTTTACAGAGGTAGGAGTGGGTAGGGTAACTACTCTCAATTATTAGGTTACAAAATTATTATGATACAAGACGGACATTCAGAAAAAATCTCAATTCCTATCTCTGC